AAGCCATGGACGAATTTGAGCAGCTTCAAAAGAAAATCACCGAGTTGACCTCTTTGGCTGAACAAGCTAAAGCCACAAGCGAGGGAGGCAAACCTGGAGATATCTCTAGTAAGGCTACTGCTTGGGTAAATGAGGCGGCCAGGCAGCTTGACCAAATCATTTGGAATCTTAAAGATATCCTAGATGTTCATGCTATGGAGTACGGACCCGCTCAGGCGGCTAGTATTCTACGTCAAATTGCTGCGGCTATCGATAATTCCAGAAATCCTCAACGCGACCTAGTAATCGAGGATATCCAGAGAATCATCGCTGCCATTAGATAATCATGGATCCCCATACTGTATCCCGGCGTCTTAAGCTAATAGCCGCCGGAATAAACAAATCTAAGAGTCCGAGTCAGCGGATAGCTGCCGATAATATAAAGCGTATCATAGCTGCTCTCGAGGAGACTGAAAAGGAAACAGGGATACTGGCGCCGCAGACTGAATACTCTTTGCAACTTGATTTGTCTCTTGCCGCCGATTTTGAGGGTAACGTAGATAAGCAGGCATTAATCAACAAATTTAAAGCTGATTTAACTGCTGCAATAAGAAGCAGCATGTCAACTACTGCTAAAGAATTGAAATTAAACCCTATCGGGGCTAGGGTTCAGCCCATTAGAGTGGAATGCGCAGTTACCGAAACTGAACCGGAGCCTTTACCGGAGCCAGTTTCGGAATAGTAAAGTCTCCGTATGGAGACCCGATCAATAGATCTAGACCCTGAGACTATTCAAAAATTAGAGAAAATCGAGCAATCCATTACTTATTGGTCTCGGCAGCATAGTAGTTATTCAGTCAAAGCTGATCGGGCAAAAGATCAGTATGAGGGAATGTGCGATTCTCGTCGACAATTATTTAACGAAATAGTGAAGGCAAACAAGCTTCCGGAAGGAAGTAGAATTGTCGAAATATTGGAATCTGGGGAGGTAAAGGTAATTCTGCCTAAGGAAGACAAACCTTCGGGCTCTTAATAAACTATTTTATTGAGATGGCCTCTCATCGTGATAGAAAACCGCATATACTAGAGCAGGACGACATCTGTCTTCCACATCCGCCGCTTAATTTTTCGGCCACTTCGGCTTTTGAAAAAGGGACAATCGATTTATGGTGGTCTTCTCCTGCTGAACTTTGGGCTAATACTAAATTCAATATTATCGGGGTGAACATATATAGAAGTTTCGATTCAGAATACGGTCCATATTTTCGTTTGAATACTACTCCGATGGGAGGGAATTTCTGGAGGGATAGAACTAGGACTATTCTTGCTCTTCAAGAAGAAGCCACCTTTATAGCAAAGGGTGCCGAGACCGGGCCTGATGGTCGATACATAATCTGCACTAAAAATAAGCCGCTCGTTATTTATCCTTCTCCGGGTGTTGCTAATTGCACCAATTTGAATGTTCAAGTTACCGTTAATGGAGAATTTGCTTTCGTTCAGAGTATCGATGCAGCTCGAGGATACGTTGAACTAAGAACTCTGCCGTATTTTGATGTGACCTCACAGGAAAAAATTCCGGCTATATTACCGGAATCAGATGACGATGTAGTGTTATTGACTTATAGATATTTAACTAATGAGATAAGAACAGATCTAGCTCAACGAATCTTTTACAGAGCAACAACAGTTGCTTATGACGACGATAGTGCTACTCTCATAGAGACTCCTCTCGACCGAGCTGCTCAAACTAATAATCAGGAAGTTGAAAAGCTAGATTGGATTTGGCGCGAGGCAATTCGGCGTAACAAGTGGGTTTTGTATCAAGGTGGCGAAAGAGTAAAAGTATTCATTCGTCGCGTTGTTGGTCATAGATGCGGCTGTTGGTCTCCTGAGCACAAGCAAGGACGAGCTGATTGTGAAGTCTGTTACGGAACTACAATAATTGGTGGGTATGACGGTCCCTATGACATAATTATAGCTCCGGATGATGCCGACAAGACCATAGCTCAAAGCAACAGAGGTCGAAATTTCATTCATACATATGAAACTTGGACTGGTCCCAGCCCATTATTGTCGCAAAGAGATTTCATAGTTAAGTTGAATGGAGACAGATACGGTATCGGTCCTGTTCGTATGCCGAGTAACCGAGGCATGCAGCTTCAGCAATTCTTTACCGTTTCTCATCTAGACGAACAAGATATGAGATACGAATTATCTATACCGGATACGAATTATATGCATGCTCCCGAAACTAGATACATTGCTCCAGGGGATGGAGATGCCAATCCGATGATATCTGAGAAAGAAAATATCCCGGATGAACGAGAATTACGTAAGCATACAGTGACCGGTGAAAATATAACTTACTAATGGACATAGCAACTCCGCTTTATACTGCACTGAAACGCATAACTAGTGGCGTTACAGATGCGATTGCTAAAGAGGGGCTCCGTGCCCTGAAGCGGGTTATTGATGCAGCAAAATTTCCTGAGTCTGAATACCTAAAAGATTATGATATTTATGCCCATGTGATGGGTAATGAAATAGAATTTGAGATTGTACTAAATATCGAAGCCGTAGAGCCGGCGGATGAAATTACTAAAAAAGCCATGGAAGAAGAGAAGGTTACTAAAGAAGAAGAACTAAGACGGGATCTGGCTAAGACTTATGGCTGGAATATACGCGGGCCCCGCCGTCTTAGGAGTGCAAAAAAATCTCTTCGAGATGCTCGTACTCCTCTTCGAGATGCTCGTACTCGGACTAAAGATGCCCGTAAGACTTCCTATCATAGATTAATGGAACATGAAATGGCTCTGCGTAACCCTCGGTCCGCAGAGGTGACTCCTGAAGGCAAACTTTCTATATCGCTACGTAGAACTGTGCGAGAGACTGAAAAAGAAGTTAGACTCCCTCAAGGCAAATATCAGGGTGTTATTGATAAATTTATGAAGAATTTGAACAAGGTCATAGCTGAAAATTTCGCTGTAGAATTACAAAAGATAATTCAGAAATATGTCAAATAGTAAAATCACCAATATCTCTAATACCAGTGTGGTTATTGAGGATATAAGAGTATATCTTCCTGGGAAAGGCGATAATGATATAGTAAACACTGAATTAATAAGTAGATCTAAGAATTTTCAAGATATCAAGAACTTGGTACGAGTTGAAGAAATAAAAACAAATAAACCCATGCCTGTATGGCCATTCCATAAACCGCCCGCTAAGCAGGCGGAGCCCCCACGAGAAAATTTGGGGAGTATTAAGGAAGACGTCAAAATCATCAAGGAACTTTTAACTGAATTATTGTCGCGCCCGTCTGCTCCGCCCGCGGAAGTCGTAGCTGCTCACATGAGAGTAGCTCAGGAGAGAAAAGAGCTTCTGAAATCTGGAGATCTGCCTTTGTCGACAAAAGATCCGCTATTTGTTCCTTCCCACATAATTCCTGATGATGCTGAAACTGTAATTAAGACTAAAGAGATTGAAATTGACAAAGACGACTTCGATGGGGATGTCGAAGCTTTGAGAAAAGCGCTCAAGAAATCTTAGAGAAGTAAAGTAGATTATACGGAGACACGATATGACCGAAGAGAATGATACCCCCAAATCGGGAGTCGGAGTGGACTGCGGCACCATGAATTTCGTGGCTGCCCGTAGATCTGGAAAGGCTGTCGGGATTAAGCGTATTCGGGATGCTTTTTTGGATCTTCCTCTCGAACATAAGCGTATGCTCAAGCTCTCTGAAACTAGTTATGTGGAGATGGGAGATAGGTTACTAGTTATCGGGGATGAAGCTTTAGAGACTGCCAATTTATTCAACAGGGAAGCACGACGTCCTTTATCCCGGGGGATGATTGCTCCTGGCGAAATTGATGCTCAACAAGTTATCGGCTTAATGTTAAAACAGGTACTTGGTAAAGGCAAAACTGGAGAACGTTGTTGTTTTTCGGTTCCGGCGCCGGCACTGGATATCCCCGGTTCTGATACTATTTATCATGCCGCCATTTTAAGGAAGATATTTGAAGAGCTCGGATATGATGCTAAACCCCATAATGAGGGCCAGGCCATCATTTTCTCGGAGTGCGCAAAGGAGAATTTTTCAGGTATCGGCATATCCTACGGATCAGGCATGACTAACGTCTGCCTGTCTTACAATGCCATGAGTGCTCTCGAATTTTCTCTCGGAAGAGGTGGGGACTGGATTGATGAGGGTGCAGCTAAAGCTGTAAATACTACAGCGGCTAAAATTTGTTCCATTAAGGAGAAAGCAGATATTAGCAAACCCGAAACTCGAGAAGTTGAGGCGATTGCTTTGTTTATTCAGACTCTCATTGATTATTCAATCGAGAATATTATTAGCCATTTTCATAAAATTAGTAATGAAGTACAAATCCCCAAACCCATTCCAATTGTCATAAGTGGAGGAACTTCCCTGGCGGGTGGGTTCTTGGAGAAATTTAAAGAGAGATTTGAAAAATTTAGATCCAAATTTCCCGTCGAAATTTCGGATATTAGATCTGCCACAGATCCTATGACGTCGGTGGCCACAGGGCTCTTATTGCTGGCTCAAATGGAGGATTGAAACTTTTAATCCGGAGCAATTAGCATGAAGAGGAAAGTAATCCGCACCGAGGCCGACGTTCTGGAGCACTCCTACGGCATGCAGCCGGAAGTTGCTGTTAAACCCGCATCTCCGCCGCCGGCTCCCGAACCACCTCCGCCTCCTCCCCCACCGGCTGATCCAGAGTCAATTCCGCCTCCGGGACTCTCCGATGAGGAACAGGCTCTGGTGAATAAGTTCGTCAATGATTACAACAAGGATGAACTTATTGACCTGGCCAACGACAATGAACTTGACTCAAGTGGTACCAAGGCGGACATCGCCACTCGGCTAGTCAAAGCTGGTTGGGCCCCGGAATAGGAACTTGGGCACATTGTGCAGAACTGGCTCACGAATGCGCTTAAGAAGCGTGTAATTCGGGAACTGAGGAAGATCCTGTATGATCATCCTCGGTATAGAGCTGATTCCGGCAATGTCCAGAACAAGTTTGCTTTCGACGAGCGGCCCCAACGGGGGATAATAGTTAATGATGCGTCGGCCGATAGGGTGCGCCTATCGGCCGACAATTATATGGGAAGAGTCTCATCCTTTGTGATGCAGACTCCGATCGAGAATTCGCCCGGCACTACTTTAGAGTGGGTCAAGGAAAATTCCGCATACCTAGAACAGTTTTCGCCCAGGAGGGACGTTTTTCCTAGCCCTCCCGGCGTTTATGTACTAGAGGTTACTAAGCTTCCTAACGTAGGTAGGCGACTACCCGGGGAATTTACGCTTGAGCCTATTCTGACTCAGAAAAATGAACCTTTGATTCAATTTACGGCTACGAATATTACTGAAGCTCAATTAGCACGGGAGGATATCTATCCTAATTCGGTTCAATTGTGGTTGGATAGCCGACATCTATTATTGGAAGGGGTTGATTATACTGTAGATTATTCAACCGGTGCGATTGAATTTTTGAAGTCTACTCCAGTAAATTCTGACATATTTGCTGACTATCGATACATAACTGAAAAACAGGGGCCATTCTACTTCCACGAGGAGACAGCCCATTTTACCGCCATCCCTGGAGCGATTTTAGCATTCGGGGACAGAGCTCAAGATTGCGATAAAATAGCGATTGTGGTTACAGAGGATAGGACTGAAGTTGCTGATGTATTTGGCGGTAAATTTGAGGTGCACTTCAGTCTAATAGCGTTTGCTCAAGATCCGGATGATAGAGAGAAACTAAGTGATTATGTAATAGTCAAATTTCTGGAAAAGCAAAATTACTTGGGGTTTGAAGGACTAGAATTAATGGACATTTCTCCGGGCGGTGAGGCCGAGGAGGTCTATAACCCCGAGATTGATGGTTATTACTATGATGGTTCAATTTCGCTCTCAATGAGAGTGGACTGGGAAATTTATGCTCCGCTGCCTGTCGTAATATCTAGAGCTGAACCAATATCCAAGACCGAGGAGCAACAAAAGGGATTTATGGATGGAAGTTATACTTGGGCTCAACTGGTTGCTATATCTGATCCCACCGAGATTTTCGGGATGTCTTTGGTATTAGGAAAAGATCTCGGATACGAGCGTATCAGCTGATGTGGGGACATCGGCCAAATGAAGCTTTAGCCTGATTGCAATTCTGACATAGAACCTGAAATTTTGATCGATCGGGATCCTTCCCTCTTAAAAAGAGATATACATTTCTGGATGGGTAACTTTGTTTCTCTTTCGACCCTCCGCCATCTATATGATCGATAGTGAGTTTGTCGGGGTCTGTTTCTGAGCAACAAACGCATTTAGGTCCGTACATGTTTAGTACTTCTATCTTTGCTCGTTGATTTCTTTCCCAGGTTTTGCTCCCTATTCTTCTTCTTCGTTCGATTTCTTTCTTTAAGTTGCAGCTTCCGCATAGAACCTGATAACCAGGCGGGTAGTTGCGTCTTTTTAACCAAATATGAATGTTAACTGTTTTTCGCTCTTGTTTTTCTTCGGCACCATTATCACTAATATGGTCTATTGTCAGGAATTCTATTTGCTCGATACCGCATTTGCATTTACCCCCGTAGGCTTGAATAGAGGCCAGTTTTCTCGATGCGTGTCTTTTTCTTGCCATTTCATTGAATCGATCCCAATTTTTCTTTTTCCATTTCGTCGTACGCTCTTTGATCTTTTCTTTATTAGCTTGATAATGACATTTTGAGCACAACTTCCCTCTTTTTGATTTGTCGGTAGGGTTTCGTTTAGTGGGACTTCCACATCGGTAGCATTTGATATCAACACTCATAATCGTATGGGTTCACAAGGAGTTTAGCCATCCCTATATATGAATACCAATGTGGGTGTGGAGTACTATTTGAAGAATTACTCAACTCCACAGAGGCCAAAGAATACTTCAGTGGTCACCCTTGTCCTGAATGTGGAGAAAACGCCCCTCGAGTCATGTCCGCTGCCAATTTCAATTTCAAGGGAGTGGCAGAGGGGGATCCAACTCGAAAAGGAAATTCAGGGATCCATGATTTAGATTATCCTACATTAGATAAAGCAATTGGTAGATCAGCTAATAGGAAATGGAAAGAATATCATAAAGAAAAGGACGCTCGGGATAAGGCCCGTAGAGCCTTAGGTACAAATACTATTACTGAAAGAGACGGTCATGCGGCACCCGTAGAACCGGGAGTCATGGGTTTACGTCGGCAGGGAATCAAGACTTTACGAAAAGCCATTAAGCAGAATCCGGAATAAAGCGATAGGCTCTCTATAATCTGTCCAGCTAGAAGTCCGAGCCTATGTGCAAACGGATACAAATATCGATACATAGACTTATTCTAGCGCGGAAAATACGCATACTCCATACTTTAGACCTCTGTATGAGTAGCAGGAGCTAAAATGGCTATTGGACCGTTCACAACCTATGCCCCTCCCGGCGTTTACACGCGAACCATCACCCAGCCAGTCGCTGGTCAGCTGATTGCCGGTCTTCGTGTCCCCGTCTTGATTGGCGTTGGACAGGAGTCTTTGACGCAAACCGACTACGAAATGATTCGTGGGTCGAGCAGTGTCGCTGACACCCCAATCTTCGGTGAAGATGTGACAGGTCGGTGGGTCACCGGAGGGACAGCTGCCAACCCGACTCTTGGTAATCAAGACGGGAATCTGAATCAGTTCAAGGTTCGCAATTATCCTATTGTCGATGGTACCGGCGTAGGTCGAACCACCTATGAGACGACTCGTGTTTCCGTCACTGTGAACGGGGAGCCAACTGTCGTTGCGGAGGTAGACGGAGCCAATGGTCTGGTCTCCCTCTTAGTACCGCCCAGTGTAACGGACACTGTCTCTGTTAATTATTTCTTCCATCGCAGTGATACTAGAATCACTGATAATGTGTCAGAGCAAGTTACTTATGGTTCAGCGGTTCTGATTGCTCCGAAGGAAGAAACTTATTCTATTACTACTGGAACTAATGACGAGTTAGAGGTCTATGTTGATGATAGAACGGCTGTCAATACCATCACTCTGACTTCCGGCACTCGTTCGGCCACGGATGTGGCTAATGACATTAATAACGCGGCCATTACGGGGCTTACAGCAGCGGTTGACACCGACAACCAGGGTCTCTATCACGTCCAATTGGTTGCTGCTAGCAATATTTTAATTGGTAGTGGTAATGCCAACGGCGTTTTCGGATACAACCCCGGTGATTACACCGATCGTAATCGTCAATTCCGCGTATTTAACGGCCCGATCGTTGATGGTTCGGACGGCGGAATCACCACTACGGATACATCCAAAGTAACTGTTTTGGTGAATGGCGTGCAGGTCATTCCATCATCTGTTGACGGATCGAACAGCACAGTGACCTTGCGGGTAGCTCCTTCATCTGGAGCTACTGTAACGATTCAGTATTATTTCAACACATTCCAGGACACATTCGATTATCTGCCCAACAGCAACATCATCTCGATGGGCAATGTTGGCATCGCCCCCGGACGTCGCGACTTCTTGAATGGGCCGGATTTCGTTGTTGTCAATGAAGGAGACCAATCCAAGATCCTGTGGGGGACGGCATTCCAGATTGTCGCCGGTAGCACTCCGGGGAACACATCATTTGATGAGACCCAAATCTACGGGATGTTGGTTGACGATAGAATCTACGGTGTCGAATGTGATCGATACACCGATCCGGTATTGAATACCGTATCTCTTACGCGGTTTGAGCTTCCGCTGAAGCCTACGACCGGTAACGGTCGAGACACACCGCTTGGGTCATCGTTATATCAGACGATCACCAACAGTCGTATGGACCTTCCGACGAATCGTCCGGATTTGGTTACGGCGTATGTTGGAACCAATTTTAGAGATGCGTACTCCCGTCCAGCGGTAGATGTACTTGCGGTGGATTCGAGCACCAATCTCGTCACCTTGAAGGACCCGGTTCCGGCCGACCTTAAAGTCTATGCAACTTTCTGGTACAACCGTTTGGTTGACGATACCTATACTTTGACGGTTACTACGCCAGGAGCCAGTGGGGTTGGTAAATTTAATGTCACCTCGGCATTGAATAATAACGCTGCAGTCTTCTCCGTTAAGTTTGGGACTAAGGCTGGTTTACCTCAAACGGTTCAGTGGCCATCCGGTGTTGAAACTGTTCCGGATGCTATCCACTACGGTGGAACGCCAGTTTCTGAAACGGTAACAGTGGAATTCGACTCTGCTCTGGAGCCGGCGACTCATGCCTGCTTTGTGAATTCTGGGGCCGAACCATACGATATCTACACATTCTCGAGAATTTTTGGGGATGTTGTTATCGATGGTAATCCTGGCGTATCGGTAGACCTGGCAACGGCTTTTCAGGCTTGCATGCTGGGTAGTCCAGTTGATAGCCCCGGAGCGATGACATTCCTTGGGACGGATCGCATCGTTCTTGAAATTGACGGTGTGGTTATTGGACCAGTCGATATTTCAGCTGATTTATCTCTGGCCAATGTGGCAACCTCATTAAACGCTGCTATTGACGCAGATGTCCAGGTCCATGCAGATGGAACGGGTACCTTTGCAGCTTCGGCGCCAAATAACCTGGTGTCAGTAGTTACTTATGGTACACAGGGAATCCTGAAGATTGAGGGTCGTAACGTCAAAACTGCGACTAACGGCTATACGTCTAATGTCAAAGTCATGAGTCCGACAACCGTCGGACAGACAGATGGCGCCCCGAGTGTTGGCCTAACTAATAATTTTGAAGTTGAGGGCAACTACAACGCTCTTAACCAGCCTGCACAGATTGTTGGTACTCAGACTGGTCCGTTTAATATCCAATCCGGTGTAACCGACTTTTTCGCATTCAACATTGACGGTACTGATTACAGCTTGGATCTTCCGAGCGGATCTGCTGTTCCGTTGGATAAGGTAGTCGATTATATCCAGGCTGCCTATGCAGCCAACGGCCCAGCTGCAGATCAGGCTACTTTGTTAGCTGCTGCCATCGCAGTGACGAATGACGTTGAAGCTGCGTATTTGCTGCACATTGCTAATGGTGGCGGTATATGGCACGCAGTACCGGACGCTGTTAATATCCCAGTAGCACCGGCGCCAATCGATCTGCCTTCTCTCATCACAAAGCTGATTGAGATGAAGCTCATGTATAACAACCACCTGGCGAATAGCGGCGGTGCATTTCACACTATTCCCGATACTGTGAATGTGCTGACGGCGCCAGATCCGACCGATCTACGTTCGGCAATAATTTCGGCAATTGAGCTTCGGGATGCGTACGGTCCTGATATTTCTCTTCTACCTTCCTACGGAGGGGGCCACAGAGAAGAACCCGGTATCCATGCTATTCCCGACGTTGCGAACTTTGCGATAATTTTGGTTGTTGAGCTTGTGGCTCTGAATGGTGCTGGAGAAAATGCCGGCCAATTGATCATGAGTTCACGAGTTAATACTGTGTCGTCAATTGTAACGATTGGTTCGGCCAGTACATGCCTTGATGAACTCGGATTTACCTCCGGTGATTCTGAAACCCGTTGGCAACCAGATGCTGATGCCATTAGCGAAGCGTTGAACGTCGATGCGGGCTTCAATGTTTTGGGTGTGGCTTGGCCGATTACGGCAGCGGGTCTCGGTGGGTATCTCCGAATTTGTTCGCTAACGACTGGGTCCACTTCGACGATTTCATTTGTCACGACGACTAACACGGCGTTTATCGACGAGACTGGTCTTGGGATTGAACCGGGCTCTAGTGGTGATAGTGGTGAAGCTGCTCAGGCAGGTTTCTCAGTTACGTCGTCTAATCCGAATGGTTCGTCCGGAACAGGTATCCCCGGTCAGACCTATACGGATGCGGTAACCGGTTTACGATTCTCGGTTCTCCCAGCTTCGGCAGGGGACTACGCAGACAACGGAACGTTTACGTTGATCATCGATTCGACGTGGACGGCTGACGCAGCTATTCCGTTGAGGGGCATTCCGGGACTCGAACTGACAGTATTCAATACTCTGGACATGGCAGCCGGTACTACGGCACTGGTCACGACTTACAACCGTGGAGGAAGTGAGCCGGCCATTGGTGACGTCTATTATGTCAGTTACCAATATGGTAAGACCGACCTCGATACGGCTCTGTTCCAGGATCTGAAGAAGATCCAAGAGAACTTTGGACCTCCAACACCAGAGTATCCGTTGGCATTGGGAGCCCGGCTGGCGTTGCTTAACGGCGCTGTTCTTCTGGGTTTGAAGCAAGTGCTGAAGGCTTCGGGTTCATCGCAGGCTTCCGTGGGCTCCTTCACGGCAGCCATTGATGAACAGAAGAAGCCGATCGAGGGGACCATCAAACCCGATATGGTCATTCCGCTCGGGACCGATACCGGGATTTTCACCTACCTTAACGAACACATTGTGTTTATGGGCGCTCCGCGACAGGCAGGTGAACGTTTTGGTGTCGTGGGTGTGGCGGCCGGTACAACCCCACTCGGGGTTCAGGCTATCGCAACAGGACTTCAGTCCGAATTGATGATGGTTATGTACCCCGATAGGTACGTGATCACTGTCCAGGATGATGCCGGTAATTTATTCGATCAGTTAGTAGATGGGTCCTACATGGCAGCGGCCATGTCCGGTACTATGTGCAACCCGTCCATTGACGTAGCGACTCCGATCACTCGGCGCCAAGTTCTCGGATTCAAGAAACTCGGGCGGATCCTGGATCCGACTGAGGCGAATCAGACGGCTGTTGCCGGCGTTTCTGTGGTTGAGCAGCTCGAGAGCATCATGCGAGTGCGTCATGGTCTGACGACTCGCATGGATACGGTAATCACTCGGACGCCTTCGGTACAGCTGACTATTCAGCTGGTCCAGATGTCGATACGTCAGGTTCTGGATCCGTTCATCGGACAGAAGTTCACACCACAGATTCTGAAGGCAGCCGAAACGGCGTTACTCGGTATGTTCCAGAGCCTGATTAGCCAGCAGATCGTTAGTCAGGTAGCGGGAATTGTGGTATCGATTGACGAGGATGATCCGACAATCATGCGGACCGAATCGATTTACGTGCCGGTATTCCCCCTAGAATATATTGTAAGTACGCTTCAGGTTCGGATATCAATATAGCGTTTACGAAGATTGTTTCATGGACCTGGTTGTGGTAGACCGGGTTCATGAAACGAGATCGCTGGACGATTTACGCCCATACTCACATTGAGTCTGGGCGTCGTTATATTGGGCTTACCAGAAAGCGTATGCTCCAACGGTGGAATG